ATGAAGCCAGAGCATACAATGGTATTCTCTTTCCCAATGAAAGCAGAAGGTTCTATCACACGAAATGATATGACTGCCATTGAGCAATTGGAACTTTGGTTAGTATACCAACGCAACTGGTGTGAGCATAAGCCATCAGTCACCATCACCGTCAAGGAACATGAATGGATGGAGGTTGGAGCGTGGGTATACAAGCACTTCGATGAGATCAGTGGTATTTCCTTCTTGCCACATTCCGATCACAGTTATCGTCAAGCACCATATCAGGATTGCACAAAGGAACAATATCAAGAAATGCTTGCAAAGATGCCAAACACTGTTGATTGGAGTCAACTTAAGAAGTATGAGAAGGAAGACAACACTGCTGGTACACAAACCTACGCTTGCAGTGGCGATAAGTGTGAAATTGTAGATTTGACTAAATGAATGTAGGATCGCTATTCTCAGGAGTTGGAGGCCTTGATCTCGGTTTCGAGCGTCAAGGATTCTCCGTTTCTTGGGCGTGCGATAAGGAAAGAAGTTGCAGGAAAATACTTGCAAAGCATTTCCCAAACGCTACAATATACGAAGATGTCCGAACGATAGATCCTGTCAAGGCAAGTCCAGTTGATGTTGTGATCGGTGGATTTCCTTGTCAGGATCTATCTACGGGTGGACAGAGAAAAGGATTAGCGGGAGAACGCTCAGGATTATTTTATGAGTTTATTCGAATCGTCAGAGACATGCCAACCAGACCATCCTTCGTGGTGGTCGAGAACGTCCCCGGAATGCTCACAAGCAGTAACGGAAGAGATTTCGGAATCGTTCTCAATGAAATGGTCAAGCAGTGGAGTCCTAAATCTATCGCGTGGAGAACTTTGGACAGTAGATTCTTCGGCGTTCCCCAAAGAAGAGAACGAGTGTTCGTTGTTGCAGATCTTAGAGGAGAACGCGCCGCAGAAATACTTGATCTCAACACCGACATGCGAGGGGATACTAGAGCGAGGACAACGAATGGGAAAAACACTGTATCCGCCTTTAGCCCACTGTTTGACGAATATGTTGAGCAGTACCCAGAAGCCATAAGAAAGTCTAGAAAAGCACAAAGCAATAAAGATTTTGAAACATGGGTACAGACTGAGTATTCTAATACACTAAATCTGTTTGATGTTGGACAACGATCTAGTGTATTGGTGATGGAAAATAAGAATACGGTTAGATATTTGACACCATTAGAATGGGAAAGATTACAAGGATTCCCTGATGGTTGGACAGATGGTTTGTCGGATCGTGCTAGGTACAATCAAATGGGCAACGCAGTAACCGTCAACGTGGCGGAATGGGTTGCGAAGCGAATGAAAACACTTTTTTAAGGAGAGTTAATATGAGCACAATGTTTTATGTTTGGTTACTTCTTGGTAGTTTTACTTTAATGACTGTTCTGTTCTTCATTGCCGAAGCAGAAGTTAAGAATCTTCGTCGCCAAATGGCACATAAGAAGGAAGAGGATAAGTTTGAAGAACTCCGCGAAATGATCGAGAACGAAGTTCAAATCCTCAGACGGGATATGGTGGATTCGGAAAGAAGTCTGGAAGACCAGATTGGTCATGTTTGGAAGGACGTTCACCTCATTAACATGAGGCTCAACGAGAAGTCCCCAAAGGGACGCTAAAAGAAACCCCGATCTAAAAAATCGGGGTTTTTTGTTTGGAAAGTGGCATAAATACTGGCGTTATGCAAAGGGTACTAGTAACCATTCTAGTCACTGCCCTTGCGACGATAAACGCCTGCAAAGGTGTAACTGCCGCTTCAACATCCCCCACACAACCAAAAGATGCGATATCCGAAGCGGTAAAGCAATCTCCTCAAGAACTGCCCGAGTTCATAACCCGAGGATTCACAGTCATTGAAGAAGGAGATCCAGATCCTTTTGGTTGTGTGGGGAAAGTATTAATGGAAAACGGGGAAGAAATTGGTAGTGGAGTCCTCGTTGCTCCTTCTGCTGTGCTCACCGCAGCACATTGCATACAAGGTCATGAACCGTATTGGTTTGAAACCAACAACTGTGAACGCATCAAGATAAAGAAAGCCATAGCGAATCCGAATTACATTGGTAATTTGAATGATATTGGAATCTTGATGCTAGAAGAAACTTGCTCCGAAACACCAGCAATCATGACAGAGGGTCTTCAAGATTTGACTAGATTAGAACCACTACTCACAGTAGGTTATAGTTTTTCTAAAAAGAAAATAAGCAATTTTGATACATTCTTTTATTATGGTACGGTGATAGAAGATCCTTCGCATCTTAAATTCTTGCCACTTAAATCAACAGTTTGGTTTGGTGATTCTGGTGGTGGTGTTTTTGAGGATGGCGGTAAACTTGTAGGAATAATCGCATACTTCTCAATATACCGGGGAGCATTACTGGAAGATTCTGCCACACATGTATTCTTATACAAAGAATGGATTGACAAGACAATAAAGGAGAATAAATAACCATGTATGATAATCGCTGGTATAGATTATTCCTTGACTGGGCCCGCAATTTGTGTGTTCAACGGAACCGGAACCTTCGCGTTCAACAAGTGTTCGTTCTACTACCTCACAGACACCAAAAAGTACGCTAACAGTTATCTCAGTAATATCATAGGAGAAACATTCCTAGATTGGGATTGTGATATCGAAAGATATGAAACAATAGCAGACTGGGCAATGGAAGTTCTTCTCGGTTGTTCTGCTGTTGCATTAGAAGGGTACGCATATGGCGCTAAAGGTAAAGTTTTCCACATTGCTGAAAATACTGGTGTTCTTAAGTACAAGATTTATCAAAAAGGGATACCATTAAGCATTATGCCACCAACAGAGGTGAAGAAGTATGCAACTGGCAAAGGTAATGCGGATAAAGAAAAAATGTATGATGCATTTGTTATTGAAAACAATATGCTATTGAAATCAATAATAACACCGGACAAGAAGGATATTACTAGTCCGGTGTCAGATATTGTTGATTCTTACTATATCTGTAAGTACTTGTATTCTAAATTAAACGAATCTGCGTCTTGATGTAATAATACAACCGATTGCAAGCAGAGCCAGTGATCCGGGTGTAGGAATTACAACTCCTGGTCCAAAATCACACCAGTCGATAAAATTACCTTGTGTATTACCACCAACTGCACTAATTGCTTCGAATGAAAATCGAGTTAGATTTCCAATAGAAGTGATGGTTCCATAATATACACCCCATGCGGCATTTCCATCTGAGTATAGAGCGGTGTGTAGGGTAGTATCGTCACCACCACCCCATGCTTGATCTGCACCCAAGTCTGTAATGGTAAGACGCATGGTATCTACTCCATCGCGTCCACGGTGGGCAAAGTGCCAGTTGATTGGTTGAGAATCACCCAATCCATTTACATCCTGATACAGAGCGGAAGAGTAGTTTGCATTAAGTTCTGCAAAGTTGATTCCATGATATGCAGATACGCCCATGTTTGGACCGTTCCAGATTTCGATAAGATTATCTGGGGCTGTGGTTAGCCACGGAGTATCATATCCTCCATTAAAGAATGAGTATCCCCACGGGTCGGCAGATTCAAAACTGCCGTCAACAAGTCCAGCACTTGCCGATGCTGAAATTGTAAATGATGCGATAGAAGCCAATAGTAGTCGATTCATGTGTTATATTCTCTTTCTTGTATTGAATAATTGTGCAATTGCAAATACTGATAATGATGAGGGGGAAGGTACGGATGGGCCAGCAGAGTACGCATTGGCTTCACCCAGTCCATAGTACTCACCAAATCCATAGTTGTAACCCAACCCAACGGTGGTACTGTATACATCGAAAGGAAGGGTGCTAGGCGTTAATAGGACGGTTCGCCAGTCTGTTTGTGCAATTCCACCCATTATTCCTAACTGTGTGTCATTTGACAGGGCTTTCGCTATAGCAACAGATTCGGCTGAAGGGGGCACTATAGCCACTGCTTCTTCTAATATTGGCTTTTGTTGTATTGGTTTTTTAGCAAATCGCGCCAATTCGTCTTCTGGTTTATATTTGATATCTTCTTTGATGTTTGTTTTTAAGCCAAATTTATATGCTGGACCGCGAAAAGGGGAGATGGCTATCTTACCATCTCCACCCCCCTTCTTGTCGTCCTTATTGACTGTTGGTGTTTTGCCTTCAGCCGCTTTTGTTGCTTCATTATATGAAGTAATGTAAGAAACGATAGACTTTGCTACTTGTTCTCCACCTAGCGTGATGGATACGCAAGTAACAATAGTCATCGTTTGCAACTTCTTTTGAAGTTTCTTTACATTTTCTTTAGCATCTTCACATGCTTTAGCACATACTTCGCATGTGCCATGCGATTCTACTTTCTTCGTCATGAAAATCTCCCCCAAAAAGATTTAACATAACCAAGAATTCGCAGTTTACTTATTTATTGTTGTTTTGGTTTTTGTGGATCAACATAACCATCACCATCTTTATCCTCTTCACATACCACTGGTTTCTTTATCAGGTATCTCCAAGCAGCCATCATAGAGATTACTGCTACTGGGAAGTACCAAATAACCCAACCAAATGTAGGTGGGGTTGGACCTGGTTGTGAAATTGAATCCTTCAATTGCATCATTACCACATTATCGCTTGTGTTGTCCGGTACAATTACTGGCATGGTATCACAAGCAGCAAGCACCAAAGCGGAGAATAGTATTGTAATATATTTCATGTGTTACTCCTTATGATTTACTTGGTGATGCAGCGGCGGTTCCGAAGTAGAAACCAACGATGCTTAGAAGAATTTGTCTATTTTCAGATGACCAGAAGAATCCGTTGACTTCAACGAATACCTTTCTGGAAGTTTCTGGGATTAAACCAAACAATCCCTCTGGGTTCTTGACATCAACTTCAATGAAGGTTGGAACGCCAAAGAATGGAAGAATGAATGGAGCAGCGAAGGCACCAAAGAGAACAGTCAATACGATGATTTGACGAACAACTCGTCCTGCATCAATTGATACTCTTTGTACTGCTTTGTCTTGGTTCTCAGTTGTTTGTTGATTTGCCTTAATCAATTGCTCAAACATCTGCTTTTGATCGGCACTCTTTTGTGCCATAAATTTGAAGAGGAATCCTGTTGCTCCTCCTCCAATCATACTTATTAATTCTGTAGGAATCATGGTTGTCTCCTGTGTAAGTTTGCAAAATCACGATACTGTCTCACCAATCGCTTTTTATTTCTTCTTGTTGGAGGAATCCCACCCACAACATTTTGTGCGTCAGGAACTGGTCTAACACCAGCAATATCATCTGTATCAACTGCGGTTTCTCCGGTCCCACCTAACATGCCGCCACTCGATCCACCTTCACTACCACCACCCGTAGCAGCACCTTCTTGCTCATGTAGTTTAAGATTGCCGCTATATGCCATTGAACGAATACGATTATACAAAAGTTGGTCGTGGGTTATAGCATCAATAATGGTTTTCAATAACCCAAGCATACGTTTTCTATACATTGCATTACTGGTTCTGAGCATTGGATGCTTGAGATCGAATAGCAAACTATTTGCTTTTGCACCATTCATACCGGACAATAGCAACAGATAATAGAAACGATTTGGATTATTGATTGAACCTTTTAGGTAATCCAATACCTGTTTCATTTCGGCTTTGTTTGGTTGATTTGATTCTTTAATTGATTTAACTTTTTTGGGGTGATATTTGCCACCACCTTGCCAAGTTTTACCAGTATCGTGACGACTAAATTGATGACCTTTACGATGAGCCTTTTGCTTTAGTCTTACGGCTTTTCTTTTTTCTTTCTTATCCATTTCACCCCAAGTTTTGGCAGTTTTGCGTGAAACTTTCTTGGATGGACGGCACTTTACTCTACCCTTACCTTCGTATGCTCCGCATGGAGAACCATCCTGAGCGGTCCATTTTTCTTTGAACCACCTTCTTAGATCCTCTAGAAGATATACTGGTTGTGAATTCATTTAATCTCTCGTAGTTTTGCTATTATTCGTCTGTCTAATGCTACTGTAATCAAGTCGGCTTCAGGTATGCTTTCTGGTAAACTGTTTAGGTATATCAGAAATGTTTTTAAGTAAATGTGTAAATCTTCTTCGATTCTTGAAAACAAAAGTCTGGATGCTGCTTCTATTCCAAAGACATTAGTAAATATTATCAAATGATTTAATATCAATCTCTCTCGAAGCACTCCAGACGTTTTGTATTTTCTAAATAGCCTCTTCAAGTATTTGATTCGGTTCATGTCTTCGTGAAATTCTTCAATGTTTTTACACTGCGGATTATCGTAGTGTTTCATTGCATACATCAAGAAGTTGTCATCATTTATCTTATGCACATCCATAACCAAAAGTTCCATTATTAATCCTTACTTATTACCCCAGTTTTTTGCTCCCACTTTTCTGCATTTTGCTAATGCACCTGAAGCGTATGCTGATGGCCATACATCATATCTTGCTTTTACTTTATGATAGCACTCGTCTTGCTCCTCATTCAGTTTTTTTTTACTTGTTCCTTGACCTGTTTATAGGTTGATGCTGCCTCAGAACCACCCTCGTATGATGGTTCTCCTGCACCTTCTCCGGCAACAACCTTTGCTTGTATTGAATGGAACCCAGTCTCTGGTGGGTGATGCATATCCATAACAAGTTTTAAACTATGTCCGACGCGATGAGTAATACCGTCATCTTCTAGTTTCTTTGCATTGTTATCAATTCCCTTGCGACCACCAAATTGTGTCAAAGAGAATTCCATGTGCTCTTCGGGATAATGGTTACCATCATACTTGAAGTCTAAACCAATTTTATTCAATTCTACACGAAGTTGAACCAATAAACCGCGTGGATCTACTGTTCCTGTTTGTGGAACATTAGACAAGAATGCAGCGATGAACGCATTGATGCGCTCAATCATTTCTGGCTTATCAAGTTCATGCAATCCAACGCTACCGTCAGATGCTTGTTGACTATTTAAGCCTGGAACCATCATTCCCTTGCCACCTTCACTGATGACTTGGAATAGATCGTATTGTTCAATTAATCTTCTGAGTTGTTTAAATTTCATTTTAGCAATTCCACTTTCTTAAAGATAATGCTTTTCTTGTTGGTCTACCCTTTTCATCTTTCATTGGGCCAGGCATTCCGCCCATTCTTGCACAAAACGATCTTCTACGCTTTGCTGCTTTTGATCCTGGCTTCAATTTAGATGGTTTTGTAGTTACTGCTGTTTGAAGTTTTGATCCGGGATTTTCTCTTCTATAAGAAGCGACACCCTTTTTGTTCAATCCGCCGGTTGGATTCTTGCCTTCTTTGCGAGTCCATGCTGCGGTTTTTTCGTTGATGATTTGACGTAGTTTAAAAAAGTCCATGTTATATCTATTTATCATTTACGCCATTTGTTATTATTTCTAGAACGGTTAGTTTCTCTAGAAATAACTCTTAAATTCTTTGAACTATTGTCATTGGCGTTACCATTTTTGTGATCTAATTCTACAGAACTATCACCCTTTCTGGTACGGCCAGACGCATTTGCTTTTCTACGAGCAACAGTTCTTTTATCCTTCTTTTTTCTATTAGCCAATTGTTTTGCAGTTGGTTTTGCTTTACCCCAACCGTACATTCTATGATCTCTTTTCTTGCGGGTTGGATCATCAGCGGACTCCAAGAAAGCCATTATCTTAAGAAAGGATTCTTTCACTACCTTCTTTTTTGTCTTTTTGGCAGATTTGGCAGCCGTTCTTGCTGCTTTCTTTGCTGCTTTCGCTGCTTCTTTTGCCGCTTTATCATCTGCAATCTTCTTGTGTGCAGCATCCATCTGGGTTTTAATTAGTTTGAAGTAACCCTTCTTGTTCTTAACAGAATCTGGCATCATGGAATGTGCAACTTCTTCATCACCAGAAGAAACGGCATCGCGCAATCTACCAGCCTTTATTGCTGATACATCGCCCAATTTGATATCCCTTAGAAGAGTCTTTCTATCTACTGCACCTTCATTTCTAGCACCACCCATTTGATGGAAATTGATGGAAACATCATGGACTTTATTGTCCTGTCCAAGAAACCCACCGTGTTTTTCTAGATGCTTTTGAATATGTCCTTTAAGAGCATTTGGTCCCATTTGATCAGAACCTACACCAATAGTAATGTCCTTGTGACCTTTAGAAATCAAATGAGCAATCTGATGGAATGGGGTAGTCGAATGTTCTTTTGGCACAATACCAAATGTCAACTTACCTTGGTGTTCTTTTGGCATACTTGCAGCGATATGAGCATGGGAACCAGAAATAATATCTGTCTTTTGCTCATGTGAAAGTGGTGCATCTGGTTTTAATTCCGATGCACCAATACCGTGATAAAAATGACTATGACCAGTCTTAGCAGCATGATTTGCTGCCATTCTAGCCATCTCTTCGTGTGCTTTAGTGTAGGGACCAAAAGCACCAGTAACCAAAAATGCTCTTCCTACGGATTTAGCTTCCTTCAGATACTTCAGGATTTGTTGTAGGTTTGACATTTTTCTTTGCTTTCTTTGTTGGTTTCTTTTCTTTCTTTGGTTCTTCTACTACTGGTTCAGTTTTAGTTGAAACTGGACTTTTCTTTGCATCTATATGATGTTTTAAGAATCCAAAACTGACCATTTCTTTGAAGTCACCACTAGACCAATAAACTTTGCCATTCTCTTTAGAGAATACACCACCAAACATCTTCTTAAAGATTTCTATTAGTTTTGCTTTAAGCATTATTTAACACCAGTTCTTGGTTTTGGTCCATTTCCGGTTTTTGGTCCACCGCAACCACATCCTTTTTTAGCCATTTTCTTCTCCTTGTGCTTGTTGTGCTCTTTTCATTTGTGCCATTTTACCGCGTTCAAAGTTCATCTTTGAGAACTCTGAGCGGTTTACGGCTTTCAATGCTTTACCAGTACCAGTATCAATCATTACGAATCCTTCTGGAGCCACTGGTTCCAAATGATCTGTAACTTCCTTGGTATTTGCATCTTCTTTTTGTGTTCTTGCATATGTTGCAATACCTTTGGTTTTCTTTAGTCCACCAATAAGTAGATGCTTTGCAGCAGCAATGTTGTGGTGTGCTGCTAACATATTTTCTAGATGACCGCTGTTCTGTTGCAAGTGATTGAGCATTTCAATTCTTCTAGCATGAACACGATCTTTACCGGCTTGTGTTTTTAGTTTATCTGCTTCAGCGTTATGTCTTGCTGTGATGAAATCCATAACATGTTCTTTTGTTGGTTTCTCAACACCACGCTTTACCATATCATTAACGAACATCTTCATGATTGGACGTAATCCCGCATGACCAGCAATACCATTCACGAAGTCTTTGCTCTTATCTAGATGTTCGTGTGCTATTCTCATATGCTCTACAATCTTCTTATGATCAGCGGCAGACAATTGTTTTTCACCATCTCCTCGACTCAATTGAGCATCTTTCATCCATACACTTGGATGCTGTTCAATGTGACTCAGATCTGGAGAGAATTCGGTTTGTAGATCTTTCGTACCAAAGTTCTTATAACCAGTATGTACGATTATACCCATCTTGGATGCAGCAATACGTTTGGCATCTTCGCCTCCATGTGGTACTGCATAGGTTAAAGTATTTGGAGTGAATGTAAGATGTTCCTTACCGTCAATTTGTTCACTCTTTAAATCCTCGGGAGTATACATCATATCACCTTGGTATACTTCACCGTGTGGGATATTAAGTTTACGCATATTGGTAAATGCGGCTTTTAGTTTTGTGACCAAGCCAGGAGAATCACCATGATTCTTTTCAATATCTTTTAGTGAATAGTTTAACTTTGGCGTTTTTGCAAATACTGATTTGGTTCCTACAAAGAACTTGCCAGTTTGTGGGTGAACGCCAAATATTACTGCTGGTGCGCCGTCATACTTTGTTGTAACTTTAAAGTCTGGACCGTGTTTTCCACGGAGTCCATTTGCCAACGAATGGATATAGTGAGCCGCAGATTTGCCACCCTCATGTCCTTCATCAAACATGGCATCTTCTGCGTGTTCCAAGTGAACATTTGGACCAGCACCTTCCTCCGATTGCTCAGAGATGGTTCTTAAGTCACCACTTGGATATGTTTTATTCCAAGATAATTGAAATTGTGAAAAATCAAATAAGTACATAAGCGGTTGTTGAAGTACCAAGAGACAGACTTGTAACTTTCTTTAATGCAAGTGGAAGAATCAAAGTTTCTCCTGCACGAACATTTACAGTAAAGGATACGGACTTATAGGTTCTGCTATCGTAGTCACCATACTCTGCGGTATCTCTTGTGCCGGGATTTTGTGTAATCCATACATCTGCTGTTATTGATGTGGTTGTATTTGCACTATGTGCATTTGTGAACATGATTGCTCTAGAACTCAATTCAACATTTGTACTGAGTGAGCCTGTGATTGTGTAGGCTGGGGGATTTGAAAATCTCATTTTGTGTATTCTCCTTAAAGTTACTTATTATTTATACTAATCCATCTCTCCCATAATTTGTTGTGGGAGCCATCATATACTTTAATTAGTACAAAATCCTTATGTGGAACATCAGGAATAGATAATAATCTCATATTTGCTTCGGATGGTGTTCTGTTTTTCTTTTTTACATTACAAGAACGGCAGCAAGATACCATGTTTTCCCATGTATTCTTACCACCACGACTCTTTGGAAACACATGGTCTACGGTTAGTGTTGCTTTTGTTAACTTCTTTGAGCAATACTGACACATACCATTGTCTCGATTGAACAAGTTTTTCTTGTTAAGTTTGCACTTGCGGTATGGTATTCTGATATATTGAACTAATACTATAGCAGTAGGGAGTCTATAAACTCCGCTACTGGTTGTAATTTCGTGGTAATCTTCGTAATTGTATGGCTTAATTGCTTTACCAGCCATTAACAATTTAACTGCTTTCATCCAATCTATTACATTTATCACTTCTTCAGACGCATTCAAGAGCAGTACATCTTTATTCATAATTAATCCTCTTTACTAATCATACTGTCTACGGTATTTAAGAATCTTTTCGCATATTCCTTATACAGTTTGTGTATCTCCTTTGTATATTTCTTGAATACCTTATCAACATCTTTCTCGTCTTTATCTAGCATCTTCTTCACGGTCTTCTTGGACACATTAGTTGGTGCTTTTTCACCATTTAATATTTTGTCCTGAACAAACTCTGCAAATTCGTCATCTTTCATGTCCAGCAATTGTTGGAAATATTGGAAATATTCCTCTGGACCATATTCTTGCTTTTGTTGTCCTTCGCCGCCACCTTTTGGTGCTGATGCGGAACCCGCAGAACCTGACCCAGAATTAGGTCCATCTGCCGCTTGATGTTTCAACATGGTAGGCGTGGCAGGAGATCCTGCTACGTTGTTTGGTGCAGCCTTGCTTGGTGGCTCATTCAAAGAACCAGAAGCCGCACCAGTATTCAAAATAACGGATGCTGCTTTTATGAATCTATCCTTATACTTCATGAATGGATCGCGGTATTTACCCCACTCTTTATCTTGAGTTGAGAATAGGTTTTCCCATCTTTGCAATCCACTCATCAAATCCTTTACAGTGAATTCCGAAACAGGTCTTTCATTTTCATGCGCTAAACGATATAGACGATCTTGTACCCAGTTCAAGAACTCGGCATCGTCTAATTGCATGGCGTTCATCATCGTATTTCTTTTACGACCAACTGCTTGGACAGAATATTGCTTGATTATGGCTTCTTCGTGTATGGATGGCATATCCTGTGCTGGTAATGTAAGATTAATCAAACTACTAGCAGTAGCCGTAGAGTCGGCTTTGGTGCGCTGCATCATTTTTCGTCTAGCACCTTGCTTTTCTAGTATTTTCTTAATTTGTGATAATAGTTGTGCTCGTTCCATATGATACTCCAGATAGAACTATTTATCCAATGAAAAACCCCCATTTCTGGGGGTTCTTTTGTTTTATTTATTATTTCTTCTTCTTATTCTTGGGTAATGTTTTTTGTAGTTGCTTTATCTGTCCTGCTTTTTCTTTACCAGCAGCGCGTAATGCTTGAATCTTGGCAACTGTGTTCTTCTTGTAACCACCACGAGCAGCCTCAACAGTCTTACCGGCATCTACATTTACTCTACCAGCAGCAGTCTTTGAACGCTCAGCCATCTTTGATACTCTGTCGCGCATAGCAGCCTTGTTACCGAGCAATCCTCTTGTCTTGGCAACTAAACCACCGATTCCCTTACCAGCAGCGGCTTCTGCTCTCTTGCCAAGAGTTTCTTGAGCTTTTGCTAGAACTGCTTTGTTGGTTGCTCCCTTGGCTTTTCCAAGTTTACCAACGATGGAATGAAGTTCAGCATCGGTTGCTTGTCTTACTCCACCCTTAGCACCGGCTCTTGCAGTTTCCAATTCCTTTGCATGAGCAGTTTCTGCTTCCTTCTTCTCAAGACGCTCGGTTCTTTCGCCACCGTATTGCTTTGCCTTTGACAAGAATTGTGAGATTGGAGCAGACTTGGCAGCGGCAAGAGCGCCACCAGCATAACCCTTGAGTTTAGCCATCAAGCCTTCTTCAAGTTGTTCCTCTGTCAATGCTTCAATTTCTTCCCACGAAAGATTCTCAAGAAGATCATCTACGAAAGAAAGAGCAAAAAGTTCTTGTTGTTCTTCTGTTAAGAAGTCAATAGACTCAATGAGTGTTTGCTCTTGTAAGCAATCACTACACTCTTCAGTCTCTTCCTTAACTTCTTCTTTCTTGTCCTTTACATAAGAAGGCTTCTTACCAGCATTTTGAACTGCATTTGTCTTGTATGCTTCTTCGAGGTAAGTCTTTGATACTTCTTTGATCCAATTAGATTCAGATGTCATATTTAGTCCTTTTTTGTGGCTCTGTTTGTTTTGCTATTATATGTATAATCTTTTGGCGATCCACCGTTATATTTGGCGGCTCTGCTTTTGGCTCTTGCACCGGGTGACATTTTGTTCCTAGTGGCACCCTTGTTTGTGAGTGACAAAGAATCCTTTTGCATTAAGCCAAATTGACGAAGTTTACCTACTGCAACACCAGCGGCGTTTTTTACACCTTTGGAACGTAATTGATTCGTCAGTCTGGTTAATATTTTAGGTTTTGCTTCTTCCTTGATTTTTACAGTTCTCAGTCTGAAAGCAGTAGATGGATGTTGTGCTTGTAATTCACCAACAGCATCTACATTTGGTGCATGATCGTCGCTATATTCTACTTTATGATATTTTTTGCCAGCAAGATGTGCCCCCAGAGCATCTCTTTTTGCAGCAGGATCAGATGAACCTACTGCCATTATCTTTAGACGCTTGCCGCGTATCCCACGACTTTTCAGATACTTACGGATTGCGGGTTCTGCTTCTGGAGGTCTTGCTGTTAATATTGCAACATCTCTACCTTTTCGTGAAGCATTGCGTGCAGCACGATCTAAGCCCTTAATTGGCTTTGGATCTACTACATTATTAAAATCAGAGAAGTCCAATTCATGCTCATCTTCTGGTGCAAAACTAGCAAACTCACCAGAACTCAATTTTCTGGTTTTGCCAGTCTTTTTATTTCTAACATTAACACCGGATTTGGTTCTTGCAAGTGTATCATCAAAATCAAATACATGGAGATTCTTTGATTCATTCACGCTGCCCTTTTTACCCAGAAGAACATCGCGCCAACCAGAAACATTTTTCTGCCAGTTTTTATTTTGATTGTTTGGATCATTGCTGGCACCAACTGGAGCATATTTTGATGCCAAATATTGCACGAAATCGCCACCTTCTTTAGATGCTTCGTGCGCGCGACGCTTGCTCATTACTGTTGCGGCAGCCCAACCCGCTTGTCTATCCAGAGTGACTTCTCTGGATTCACCTTTCTTACCGAGTGCCTTTGGATGTAGCACACCGAATTCTTTTCCGGGTTTGCCATTCTCCGACTTGCGAATACCAAATACAGTTGATAGATTTTCGTGATCGGTTTCAGCAATACCATTTCTTTTGGCAGCAGCCATTATGATTGGATACTCTTCACCGAAATGTTTCTTTAGTCTTTCGTGGAACTCTTTATGACCTTCTGGTTCTTTGACCTTGGGTGGTTCTGGCATCTTCGACTTTACATCTTTTGGCACTCTGAGTGTTGATGTTGGTCTTTCTACTGGTTTTGAGCCAGGTCTTGCTTGAGCGATAGGTGCTTCTGGTTTACTTGGAAACATATTCTTTACTGCTTTACCACCACCAAATGTGGCTGCACCAGCAACGGCAGCGGCACCAAGTATCTTCATCATATCCTTTTTCACACTTTCATGAACATATTTGTTTTGTTCATAATCACGAATGACATAATCTGGATGTGCTTTGCGTAATTGTTGAACAACTCTTTCGACATGAGCCGAGGGAGTTTTTGGATCGTATTGTAATGATATGGCTTTTAGAGCATGATCTATTCTACCAGCAGGCTTTCTTGGACCACCTTCTGGATAGTTCAATTCACCCATACCAAATACATCATGATGAGCGCCATGTGGACGCCATGAAGGTAATCTTTTCTTTAGAATCTTATCATCGTGGTGTACCCAGAGTTCTGTATCGGCATTGCTACCAATACCGCCAGTTGTTGCAGCATGACCAATCTCCGTGTATTGTCCACGATCAAAATTGGTCATCTTGCTACCGGCAACTTGTCTCTCAAAGTGTGCAGCACGCTCACGCGCCAAATCTGCGCGTTCTTCTGCGGTTGGTGGAACATAGCCACCGCTCATATGTTGACGAAATGATCTCATTGATATGATTCTGTTAGGAACGATTCTACTACGAACTTGATTTGTTCTTCGGTTAATTCTACATCATTTTCTTCTTCAAACAAGGAGATTGCTTCCACAATATCATTTTGTTTGGAAGCGGCCCATTGCTCAAAGAGAACTTGTTTTGTGTATGCTTCAGCGATTGCTTTTGTTGGATCTTGCATCTTTTTCTTTTACCCTTCTCATCATCTCTCTTGCAGCAAGCAAGATGTCGGATGGTGATGGCTTGTTGCTTGCAGGAGTCCTTGCTGCTTCTCTTGCAATTGCTTGTTTTATTTCCCGAATATGATCTTCTATGTCAGTCATCGGTTCTACGTTCGTGTGGTACTGCTACATGTGGATTTATTTTTCTACCAAGTCCATGTTGCTCTATATCAACACTGCTTGGATGCAATGAATCTTTATTGAAGTTTAATTGAGCAGTTAAACTTCTAACTGCTGGTTTCCCATCTTTTGCACTTGAATGTGTTTTAACTCTATGTCTAAGTGTTAAAGGATCACTATCCATATCTATGTGTTTTCCGATATAGTCTATACCAGTTTCATCTGCAATTGCTTTAGTCATTGCATATGTACCTTTTCCTTTAATATGCATTAAATCATCATGATTTGTTCCATGATGTAAAATTTGTGCTACATGGTCTGCATTTTTGCCAACAGGAACATGTAATTCTCCCGTAGTTTTAACATGTTCTAAATGATTTTTTGTTTTAGGAGTTTCATAATGTCTATCCATTTCTTTAGCCGCTCCTGCTTCAATCATAGCATAGGCTAAATGCTTTCCACTATGTTCTTTTGTATCGTATGACCAACCAAGTTTTGGATCATGTGAAAATTGCATTTGTCCTGCGGCGGCATTATCTGCTTTTATACTAAGTTTGTAATCTTTCATACCTTTATTTGTATTAACTCTAACTATTGCATCGGCACCTCTTTGACTAAGAACTCCTTTGCTGCCTATACCTTGTCTTTCCATATCATCAATCAAGTCTCTTTCGTATGTTTGACCTTTATTATATGCTTCTGTAATTATGGTATTAAGTTTTGATAGTAATTGATTCTTGTTCATTTTTTTTCCTTTATCACTCTTTTGCGTCTGGGTTGCTCTTTAGATAATCACGAACGGAAACCAAGTAATCCTTAGCCTTAGTTATCTTACTTTGAACCCATGCTTCGAGTTGAGTGTTGGTTTGCAACATTCCAGCAATTTCATTTGCTGCTTCGGCACTGGTTTTCAATTCACCCACAGCCATACCACCTTCTTCATCATCAAGTGGAATGTGCTCAAGAAGAACTGATTCGTTTAATTCTGGTCTATTGTGCTTTTGTCTTACTTCTTGTATTATTTGGAATAATCTTTGCTTGTTCATGACTTCCTCGCTAGATCTAGTTTACGATTGGTAGACTTCACCCGAGCATTCCAATGACGGTTGCGCTTGGTTATCTTACCATAGCCACCACGACCCTTACCTGTATTACTTACTCTTGCCATTTTTCTTACCTTTCATAGTCTTCATCCATTCACTGATATTTTGTACAATCTCTTTGGCAGATTCGCCAAGTTGTGATTTTCGTGCTGATTTTAATTCATCTTTGAGTTCTGGATCGGTTGTTCCTGCCCAAGCACCCGATCTCTTATCTTTTGGTTTTGTCATTTGACGGAGTATTTCTGCTCTTAGTGACTTACCGAGTTCAGTCTGGGCTCGTTTTTTTACCTCAGGATCAGTGCTTCCGACTGATGCATTTAATGCATCTGCTGCGGCTGCATCAGCCTTCTTCAATACCGCTGCTCTTCCGGGTGTTAGACTATAGACCTCTTCAATAGGTTTAGCATCTTCTTTTGTATTCCATTTATCTATTCTGCGTTGAATCCAATCATCAAGGCCTTCGCGTGGAACATCACGGTGTGGATTTGGAGTAACTTTCTTGTCTTTTTTGTCTGAAGTATTTTTGGCTTCCTTGACTTCTTCCTTGTCATCCTTACGCGAAGCCAATATGCTCTTGATATCAGCCAATTCTTTTTCGTGGTGTTCTTTCTCTTCACCTTCGGACTCGGCAGCCTTTTTTGTATATTCATCAACCAGATCGTTTAATTCTTCATTTGATAGTTTGATGAGTTCTTCGTGTTTGTGGCTTTCTTTTAACATATTAGTGTATGCTTTAGCCAAATCTTGTATAATTGGGTCGTTGAAGTTGTCCATTTTTTTCTCCTATATAATCTATTTATGTAAAAGAAAACGCCCCGTTTCCGGGGCGCGTTCTGAATGTTTTGTGAAGATTGATTATTTACCTTCTTCATAATTTGGATTATCAACATAACCCAACTTGAATGGTGAATTTGCCTTCTTGCTACCAGTTGTGCCGACTACCTTACCACCCTTACCAAAGATCTTGGTTGGATGTTCTCTTTCAAGATCAGCAGCATCTCTAACGTCGAGTTCGGCACGTTCTAACTTCTCACCTCTAGCCAAATGCGCGGCACTCTTTGGACGACCAGTTTTTGGGTCCCACATACCCTTTTTATTAGCAGGGCTCAAGTACCTATAAGCAGCATCCTCGGCTTTATTAATACGCTTTTCATTTTCTTCTTCGCGCTCATCTGTGGTCAAATCTTCAGAGAGAGCCAATAAAGCCTCTTCTAGTTCTGCGATATAAGCAGCCTGTTCATTGACCATCTCTTGTAGACGGACGGATTCGGTGAAGTAGTGTTGGTATTTCTTTACTATATCTGACATGGTTATCTCCTTGTTTTATTATTTATATATCACCAATCTTTGATGATACCGTGGGAAGCATCATAACCATCAAATCCCTTTGCCTTCATTTTTATTTGTCTCAATCCATCTTTACCACGGGAATGTTTACCAGATTCAGAATTCGCAGCATCATTCAACTCATCATCGGAAACACCGTATACACCTCTACTATTTTTCATACCTTCGTGTCCTTTTTTAACTTTTGCCAAGAATTCCTTTGGTTTCAAACCTTGAGCAACAGCCTTTTCAGCCGCTTTTACATTACCACGGGAAGTCGCAGCAGATTGTCTAGAATCAAAAGCCATTTCATCCAATTCACTCAATTCCAGTATAGCAGCCTCTAATTCTTCAATATAAGCAGCCTGTTCATTGACCATCTCTTGTAAGCGAGTAGATTCTGCGAAGTAGTGTTGGTATTTCTTTACAATGTCTGACATGGGTAGATCCTTAATTTGTTAACATTTTTGAAATCTATGGGTATTTATAATATGAAATAAAGGGGGGTCTGGGGGCCAGAGTCAGAGGTAACGGGTCTTGATTGCCTTTTCCACTCTACCGCCCTTTACGCCAGGAGAAGCAGCAATCTTCTGCATTACGTCCCTAAAACCGCCAGTTGCTTTGCCATCTATGCGGTGTGCTTTATCCATTGCCAACGCAGGTGCCTCTAAGACCACCTGTTCCACGCACTTCTTCTTGCCGCAATGGGGACACGGAAGCCCCTCTGGAACCGCATGTTCTGCGATCTTGTGTATCTCTTCCCATGTTACGTCACACTTCTTGCATCTGTAATCATATGCCGGCATAATGTATCTCCTTTACTAATATGTATCCCAGAACTTCCAATCGCTCTGGGGTGGCAGTGATGTGTGAAAACTTCCAATCGACTGAGGCATTTTCATTTGGCCTCGAGAACTTCCACTCGTGCGCGTGCAAATCCTCCAAGAAGCCAAAACTTCCATTCGCTATGTCGATTGGGTGTACATGCAAAACTTCCAATCGAACTCCATTTGCCGGCAATGTGTGAAAACTTCCATTCGTTCAGTGCTCGCCAGAACTTCCAATCGCGCATGTCTGGGTTTTCAGTGAGTAAACCGAAAACTTCCGCTCGCCAAACCGCGCGTCGAC